ATGACAGATGATAGTAGAGGAACTACAGTAAGAGGATTAGACTTACAAGAAATACCATTATATTTAATTAATAAGATAGGTAATAATACTTTAAGAGAAATAAAAGACGGTAGTAGAATAGACCCTTTAATTTTAGAAGGGGCTGTTAAATATGATAGAGATAATAAAGAAACTGTAAGGAAATATAAGTTTCTTGATAGTGTTCCTAAGATGCTAGAAGGTTTAGAAAAAACTGTTCTCAGCGAACTTAGAAAAGAAATGATAGACATTGAAAGAGAGTTAGAAGATAAGAGTATTTATGAAGATAAAGAAGTCACTGATTACATTGACGGAAAAACTGAATCTAAAAGAAGAATAAAAGAAGGCTCTAAGTTTGCTCCCGAACAAAGCGAAGTTATGGGTTTAGCAAAAAAGAAAAAGATATCAAACAAAGTTGCTAAAGAAATAGTTGAGTTACATGATAAACTTAAGAGCGATGACGATAAAAAAATTCCCTTTGAAGAAATAATAGGGATTGGTTTGAGTGGGATAGACTATAGTAGTGTTGAAGACATCACAGAAAAAATACCATACCAAGTATTCTTTAAAGGTCAAAATAAATCCATAAAAAGTACACTATCCGCAGGAAATTATGTAGCGACTGAAAAGCAAAAAATAATAGAAGAAAAAGCACAAGCCATGTTTAGTTTAGAAGAAGATACATATTCCGAAGCAAACAAAAAGATAAAAGAATTGAATATTTTTAAAGATAGCCCCGTTTCATTTGATGACCCTAAAGAGTCACTACAAAAAATATTACTTAGATACTTAAATGATTTAGAATATGTTTTTGATATAGAATTTGTCATGACTAAAATAACAAAGACTACTAATAAAACAGAAAAGAATCCTAAAGGTACAACTAAGAATAAAACAGAAATAAAAAGATTCAACGCTAAAAGAAAACAAATCATATTCAAAGGTGGCGGCCTTAATCCCATTCCAAAAAACAAAAGACAAACTACCAAAATATTAGAAAGCAAAACTAATATCTCTATGATAAATACATTTATTAATTCTATTAGAAGTAGGGTTGATACACTAGAGAGAGGAATTTAATATGGCAATAGCATCATCCCCAAGCGACTACACTTCTATTGATGTAGATTATTCAACAGGAAAAGGCTACTATACTGACAAAGGAGCAGTATCGGATATGCTACAGGTTCCTGCTTTTAGTGGTTCTACTTATCCTTCTCAAGCACAAGTAGGTTCTATAATAAAAACAATAGAAGGTATTGTAGATGAAAAGGTAAAAAGGTCTTATAGGCCAATCATTCACAAAGATGAATACCATAACTTTGAATTTATGAATCACCCAATGCAAACTTACTACGGTGGCTATGTTGGTTTTGTTCAATTAACTACTATGAAAGTAAAGAAGATAGTTTCTCTTAAAGTATGGCAAGGAAATAGTTATTTAGAATTGGCATCGGCTCAAGCAAGCGTCACACTACACCCCGATGATTTTCATAGGCTTAGAAGCATAACATTACAATTGCCTAATAGCGGAGATTCATTTATTTTATATCACCATGCCGAAGGTGCTATGTCAGCACACAATACATTCGATAGTAGATTCGGAGCAAAGACTACTGCTAGAGATATTTGCCATTTAATTAATGAAGAATTCCCTGCTAATACTGCTCAATTTACAGGAGCAAATAGAGAAAAGGAGAGAACTTCTTCTCCTAATAGTCTAAGTATAAGTGATTTCTTTTATGCTTCTATTGACCCCGATAATGGATATAGAATTAATATTTCAAGTTTGTTAGCGGGCGAAGACGGTTCGGGATGCACAATAACACTTGCAGATAAAGCAGGACAAGACTCACAATCAACTTCCGAAGCATTTACAGATAAACAAGATATGAAGAGATTAGGAAGTTTTTGGAAGATAGGAGATGAAGGAAGAATATTTTTCTTAAGAGATTATCCATATCATACTCAAAATTCTATAATAGCAACTTATGTTGCGGGTGATGGTAGAGTTCCTTCTAGCATACATAAGGCTACAACAATGTTAGTTGCGGCTGAATTATTAAGGCACGATGACCAAACAATCATGATTGCTGAAACTGGTGGCAATATATCTACTAAAGAAAAGTATGATATTTTAACAACTGAAGCCAACGAAATCTTAAAGGGCAAAGGCGACCTCGTTTACTTATTGGAGTGATTCTATGGCTATTGGTGATTGGCGTTCTCATGTAATAAGAAAGAATGCCGCCACTTACTTAGGAAGAGAGGGCTTTGGAGGAACAGGTTCAAACTTAGATTCTATGGATAGGACTCAATTACAGAACCTAATTAGAGCCGCTAATGATAGATATAATCCAAAAATAAAAGAGTTAGAGGCTCTAGTTGCTACTAGAACAAAAGGTGGGGGGGCTTATAATAGAGATAAAGGCGAGTTAGACAAGTTAAAGAGTCAAAGGGATAGTCAAATTGCTCCGGCAGTTCAGCGACTAAAATCTCAAAGAGCAACACCTAAACAACAAAATTGGCAACAGATGTTAAAACCTAATGTTCAATCAACAGGAAATCAACAACCTGCTACAAGTGTAGTAGATGCAACAAGAAATGCTCCACCTGCTCCTAATTTACCTCCGGTTCAAGGAGAAAAACCTGCTGACTTAGCGGGCTTTGCTAGACAAAGAGGATATATGGAACAACAAACTCCACAACAAAATGTTCCTAGACCTATGGGCAATGTTCCCACTGAAGGCGCAAAGACATTTAGACCACCACCATTACCTAATCCTACACAAAGAACCGGCCCACCTCCTAAAAAACCTGCTACAAAAACATCAGCACAATTAAGTCAAGAAGCACAACAAAGAAAAGTTACACAAGAAGCAACACAACAGGCTTCACCACCAACTCCTCAACAAGGACAAAGAACTGCTAATCAACCTTACGACCCACCTAAAGATGCTCAAGGCAATCCTATCCCGCCAAAAGAAATTCCTAATGTTAATCAACAGTTAATACAAGAACAAAGAAAAAGACAGGATAAGTTCTTACAGGACATGCGAAGAACGGCTCAAAGAAGTGCTAAAAGCCCAAGACAGCGAAGAAAGGATGCTAAAACACAGGCTAAACAACAAAAACAACAGGCTAAACAACAGGCTAGACAACAAAAAACTCAACAAAGATTAGCACAACAGCAACAAAGACAACAAGAGAAAGAAGCAAAGCGTCAAGCAAAACAAAATCCTAGAGCCGGTGGTCAATTAGTTAGAAGAAACCCTAATCCAATGAATAATCCAAATAATAGATTAGTTCCTAAAGGACAGGCACCACCACCAAAAAGTAGGCTAATACCAAGAAAACCAAGGGCAATACCTGTAGCAAAAAGTGATGAACTTTCAAAATCAATTAAAGACATACTAAGGAGATAAGTTATGTCTAGCAAACAATTGATTGCAGACTTTAGAAAATTTGTAGAAATACAAAAAGAAAGACAAGCGGCGACGCAAGAACTTTCTCAAGTATTAGGTATTGATGTATCTTTTAGCGATGAAGAAGTTATTGAATATGCAATGCAATCTTACAATAAAGTATTGCAGAAACAAATAGCGGAGGATGTTTTGAAATGGATGAAGTAAGTTTACTTATAGATTTGGTTTCAAGTAAATGGAGTTCTTCTGTTACTACTTTAATTAGCGAAGGAAGGATAACTGCTGACCATGCAGGAACTCCTAACTTTGTTGATGTTAGAACACTACAAAAGAATAAGGGAGTTAGATATGACTTAACTGCTAAAGATGTAATTATATTCTTTGAAGATTCTCAAAACATAACTTACCCAACAATACATTTTGATTTAAGAAATGAAACGCATTCGTTCACAATGCACATTAGAACGATACATGATGAAAGAGCAGGAACAGATGCTAACTTCGGCAAAGACAGGCTAAAGGCTTTATACTTGATAGCCCGTCATACGCTTGAGCGAGGTCGTAAAGGTTATACCGCAAGTGATGGTTCTAAGTTTAATCAAGTGTTTGTAGGTTCAAGAAGCGAAAGTAACGATAGAGCAAAGAGGTTATTTGGTTATAAATTAACAGTAGAAACAAAACGATTCGCATTAACACTCCCTTAGTAAGTAAGTAAAAGGAAGGAGAGGAACAGCATGGCAAACACAGATATATTTTTAGGAAGCGGGGCAAGTATAACATTTATACCAGAAAATGATTTATTTTTAGGTATAGGATTAAAAAGTGGTGGAGGAGCATTAGACGGTTCTGCACAAAGTATCATTCAAGTAAGTTCAACTTTTGATACCGACTTTGAATTAGTTACTAATTTATACAAAGGTTGTCTTTTAGAAAGATATAATACAAGCGATGCATTACAATCCACCCATAGAATAACATCAAATACTGCTAATACAGTAACTATTAGTCCTTCTGCTCCGGCGGCTTCTACTGATTATTTTGTAATTAAGTCATATGGCGCACCTGTTCCTGCCCCAGTTGATACAGCAAAAAGACTACTTTCCGACCAATGGTTAGGCATTCTTGAAAGTGCTACTTTCCCAACTAGTGAAGTTGAAATGAAACAACAGAACCTTTCTCTTGGTGGGTCAAGAAACTTCACTTATCAATACAAGGGCATTACTTCTTTTACCGGAGGTAATTTAGGTCTTGTAGCAAATCATGGAGCATGGCTATATTATTTCTTAGGAAAGTGTACTACACTAACATGCAGTACGGATGCTTTGGCTACCGAACTAACCACGGATGCACATAGACAAACATTACCTAATGCGGGAGATAACAATAGTTTCTTGATTCGTTCTATGAATGAGTCTACTGCTGAAGTTGCGGCAGGTGACGATGCAGTTATTGGCGGTATTGTTGAAACAGGGCCAATATTTAGAAGAAGTGTTGGTAGTAAAATATGCCCACCTATTACTCCTTTTGAGGCCACTGATGCTCAATTAGACTTTTACCATAAATTAGATAGGCCAACTGGTTCGACTACATTAACAAAGGCAATCACATATACTTTTACTGAACAAGATGGAGATTTACTACCGTCTTTTTCATTGGAACAAAACCTATCTAAACTAACAGGAACAAATCAATACAGAACAGGAACAGAAACCGATGAAAGTTTAAACTTCGTTAAAATCGCTAGAGGATGTAGGGTTAATACTTTAACTATGACCGCTAATGAAAATGAAGAAGTTAAAATGACTATGGATTTATCAACAAGAAATGTTCACTCCTTAGCCTCCGATGAAGTTTATGATGCTAGGAGAGGGGTTACTGATGAAACAGCATTCGTTAATTATGAGTCTAGCACTAACGCCGACCAAACTAGAGAACCGTTCTTTTTCTCCGATGGAACTTTTAAATTATTAGGAAGCACTTTCTTGAAGATTAATTCATTAACTCTCACTATGAATAATAATCTACAAGATAGAAGATTCTTAGGTGTTGGTTCAAAAGATGTTCAAGAGTCTATACCTGCACAAAGAACATATGAGATTTCTTTTACTGGTCATGTTACAGACGATGCTCTTTACACCGCATTACTAAACGATTCGGAAGATACTACTCAAACCATAGAATTAATTTTTACAAAATCTAATGGAGAAACAATTACATTAAAGTTTGAAGACTATTTTATTAGCGCAAATAATTTTCCAATCGCTGAAGATAAAGGGCCGATTGTTGTAGAAGCAACAGTAATGCCGAGAAATCTTAATGCTTGTACTGTGAAAACACACTGGATTTTACAGGGGTGATTTGCATGGTATCGAGAGAAGATATAATTAGAATGACGCAAATTGAAAAGGCTAAGAAGCCTAAGCGTCAAGCAAAAAAGACAACTACGAAGGCTAAGGAGGAGAAAAAAACAACTCCAAAAGCCGAGTAATTATAAATTCCACCAACACCGTTTGTTTGTTTGTTGGTTTTGAAGGTGGATGAAATGACTGAAAAGAAAGTAATAAGTGATAAGAGTGCTTTATTTGCACTACAAGAGCCTACGCTACATTATATTAAGGTAGCACCCGAAAGCGAAGAATATCTAAAGGTGTGGGTAAAAGAACCCACATGGTTAGAAACTGAAAAAGCGTTAAATTCTGTTATGAAAATTGACGCTAGAACTCAGAATTTAGATATAGATTTAAACGCCATGTATCGTTATATGATGGATAATTTTATATCTAAAACTGAACCATCCCTCTCAAGTATTGATATGCTAAAACTAAGCCCGTATGTTGGCAATCAAATTAAAGAAATACTACCAAACCCTATGTCATTAATGCAGGAGGATGACGAAAAAAAGGAATGATTAGGAAGGCATTAAAAGGTAAGCCTTCCGATGTGCAGACTATTAGTTTAATAATGGTCTATACTCTATCTTCTGCATTAAGCATAAGCCCCTTAGAGGTATATAAAATGCCAGTTAGTTTAGTAAAAGATTTATTAACTGTTCATGGTGTAATTGAAACAATAAAGGGCGAAGAACTGGAAAAAGCAAGAAATAGACGGTGAAGTTAATGAGTGACCTCGAAAAGACAGAAAGAGAAATCGAAAGTCTTGGGGATTCGTTAGCAAGTTTAGAAAAGGTTTCCTTTCGTTCCGGTATTGAATTTAAAGGTTTATTCAAAGAAATAACTGATGCCGCTAATTCAATTAATAAAGCCGGCAAAAAATGGACTATTTTTAGTAGGCTAGTTTCCGGTACTCCTTTGTGGAAAGTCCAAAATTATCTAAGAGGTGCATTAGGTGTTTTGTCCGAGTTCGCAGAAGCGTCTAAAGAAAATACTAAAGCAAGGAATGAACAGAATGATGCTATTGTTAAGAATATAAAGAAGTACAATACTCTTAATGCCGCAATGAAAGACACAATGGCGGCATATCAAAACTACCAAAGAGGTATAGAAACTGAAGCAGAAAGCAACCTTTTGAAAGAACAAATACAAGATACTGCGGCATTTCAAATAGCACTCAAAGCAACAGGAGACGAAGCCTATGCTATGGCTAAAGCCTACAATAGTGTTTCGGAAAAACATAAACAAATGCGAAAGGAAGAAGAAGAAGTCATAAAAATGGCAAAACAGGCTCATGCTTTTGATGAAGATAGATTAGTATTAGCAGAAAAACAGGCTAGAAAACGAGCAAAAATGCAAGGCATGGATAAGAAACAAACTAAGCGTGAAGTAAAGTTTGCTATCGGGGATGAAAAACAAAAGATGTCCAAAGAACAAGAAGGCATTTCTAAAGACAGCAAGAAAGAAGGCTTTGAAAGTTTAAAGAAAAGTTTCTTTGACCCTAAACAATTTAAGGCTCTTGCTTTACCAATTGCTCCTTTAATTGGTATGTTTAGATTAGCAAAGAATAGAAAGAAGTATCAACAGAAAATATTGAATTTTAATAAGATGATGCAAAAGTCAATATTACCTAATTTACAAAGGATGATATTATTTGTTATATTTGGTGCTATAGCCTTCTTAATCTTCTTAAAAGCCGCATATGAAATATTCAAAGTATTAGAAGAAATGGGGTTGATAGCCGACATAAAAGACTTTGTTATAGGAGTATTTGGAGTAGTGATGGATTTATTTAAAATAGCATTTGCGTTCATTAGTGGAGACTATGAAAAAGCATTTGCGTTAATACCACCTATGTTAGAGAAGGTAAAGAACTTATTAATAGACGGAGGAATATTGCTAGTCGAATTGGCATGGACTACATTAACAGCAGGATTTGGATTAATAATAGATTTCTTCAATGAAATGTTTACTAATCCTACTTTCGCCGCCGCAGTAATAGAATATGCAGTTCAAGCAGGTATGTTGGTAGCGGGAGTTTGGATGGCAAAGACATTAATTGCTATGGCACTACAATTGCTTGCTACTTATGCACTACCACTAGCAGTATTTGTTTTAGTGGCGGCTTTCTTAGTAGCCCTATATACTCAATACAAAGAAGAAATAAACGACCTGTTACTTAAGATAATTAGAGAACCTGTTGAGTTCGTTGCTAAATTACTTAATTATATGACTAATGGTGATTTCTTTAGTGACATATTAAGTACACTAAAGGACTTTGCTAAAGGTTTTGTTTTCAAAGTAAGTCTAGTCAAAGGTGTCAAAAAATTCCTTGGTAAAGTGAAAGATAACTTTACTAAAACGGTTGAGAAAGGTAGAGAGGTGGCTAAAACTGTAAGTGGCTATAATAGTTTAAGTGACGAACAAAAGAAGAAATTGGATAGTTCTATTAAAGGTGCTTTCGCAAACGGAGGTATAGTTTCTGCCTCCGGTCTACAATTAGTTGGAGAAAAGGGGCCGGAATTAGTTAGGCTACCTGCGGGAAGTAGAGTACATAATAATAGAGATTCTATGAAGATGGGAGATACCAACATCAACATTACTATAAACGCCAAAGATACTTCCGATGCTGAATTAAGAAGAATAGCAGACCAAGTTGGAAGAATGATAACAAATAAAATCAATAGGAGTTCTTCTTCTAGTGGATTCGTGAGGTGATAATTTGACTACAGTATATTTGAAAATACAGAACCATAAAGCCGGTGATGGACTGACTACTAATGTAATACCTCTAAAAGTAAATAGTGTAGGTATAAGTGTTAGTAAATCAATTCCTGCTTTTCCTATTCCTTTGTCCGGTGTTGCTACTGGTGAATCTATAACAGCCGCATTGGATTTAGGTATGGCGACTAAAAATGTTTCATTGCAGGGAATAATAATGGATGAAACTATTACTAAAATTATCAATAAAACATCTACTCTTAGAAAATTTACAGCACACGAAATAGCACAAATGATTGCATCCGGCGTTGACTCTACAGGGTTTGCTAAGAATCAAGCGGTAAACGAACTTGTAGTTTTGATACCATCTTTTGTTGCTAGTGATTATAATTATAGAGGAACTTGCAGTATAAGTGACCATAAGAATAAGACGGACTGTGAAGCCGGAGGAGGAACATGGACACAAACTGTTTTCGATAATAGCACTAGAGATGTAGGGCAAAATGTTCCATTTAATTTTGCATCAAGAGGCGACAATAATGATTTAGACAATATAGGAGTTCCTGCTAAAATATCTTCTTTCCCCGACTTTGAAACTGATACGGGGATGACAGGATTCATTAGAACTTTTGGGTGCGACATTAGCGGAGAAGCCTTTGAATTGTCATTTAATTTAGATTTTGAAACAGCAATCATAGTTCCATAGGTGATAATATGTATGATGTGCTTATTGGAAAACAGCGAGGGTTAATATTCCCCGTTATGTGCAATGGTCATGTTAGAATAGATTATACTGATAATACTAACTCATCTGTTGATGATATAAATTATGGACTATTTTCTCATGCAGGAAGTTTTACCTTTGAAGCAATAGTTACGCCTTACGATATAAACGGGGCAGGGCAATGGTCTACATCGGCTAATTCAATAGGGATAGAAACAACAACAGAAACACAAAAAGTAATGCCTTCCGTAACTAAAACTCAAAGCGGTGTTAGTGGTAATGATGATTTTAAAAGTGAACGCTATCTTAATGTTACAAAGAGATTGACTCATGAAATGATGCTTTTTTCTAACTCTAAATTTTCTATATCTTTAGTAAACTCTACTACACATAATCAAAACCAACCCGCAGAATATAAAATAAAAGTGGTGTTAGATTCACAAGCAACTATAACAGATTTGCCTGTAATAAAGTCTACTTCCGGTTTTGGTTGGTCTTACCCCACAACTCCTGCAAACCCTTCTTTAACTCCTCTAGTCATTGATGGGTTTGACGCTGATGGAAGAATAACGCACTCTTTTGCAGGAACTACAGATGCTTCTAGTAGTGGAGTTACAATAAACATAGATGATACTACTAAGTTTCACATTAATCAAGAAGTGTTCTTGAAAGATGGTTTCAACTATACCTCTTTAGGAACTATTGCTTCGATAAACACAGGAGTTAGTTTTGATTTAGCAAACGCACCTGCTAACACAATATCTACATCAACTAAGATATATGTTCACTCTTACAAAGACGCTTGTTACATAAACAACCAATTTCACATAGCCTGTTCATATAATGATATATCTAAAGAAGTTAGATTGTTTTTAAATGGTATTTTAGTAAAAATAAATACTCTAACTATTAATGATTTTATTATGCCAAAGGAAGATTCGTTTATCGGCAATCACCATAATCCTAGTTTTTCTACTGGCAAATTTAGTGCTACTCATAACAAACAATTTATGGGAGAAATGCATGAAATGTCTATGGTAAATACAGTTAAGAAAAAGTTTCTAATAAATAACTTACTTCCTAATTTAAACGACACATTGTTCTACTTTAGATTTGAGGAGGTAGATGAATGACATCAACAATAGTGGCCTTTACTCCGTCTAAAGACACATTAACCTTCGATAGAGCAAGCACGACTAATGGTAGTGCTAATTTAACAGTGAATACTAATAGTCTTTTTATTGGAATGGTAGTTACAGGTAGTGGAATACCGAATGGAACTGTAATAATTGGTTTGTCTCCTCTCCAATCAATAGCAGTTCTTAGCAAGTCGGCTACTAATTCTACAACTGCCGATAGAACTTTTACCAAATCAGCATTTGAAGTTCCCCCTCATCCTTTACTGTGTGCAAGCACATTATCCCCTACAAGTAGTGGTTCAGTTGTAGATAATTTTGGTGCTGTTATAATAGAAGAGGGTTCGGGGAGCGTTGTATTGACTCCCATAGGCAGGTCGCAAATTGCTAACTGTAATGCTACTATGGGTAGTGCAAAGGTCACTTTATCTAGTGGAAATACTAACTCATTGTATGTCGGTCAAAGTGTAACCGGAGTAGGTTTTACGGGCATGACTGCTACAATCAAAAACATACCATCAAGCACTACATTTAATTTAACGGAAAAGGCGAGTGCTACTGCTACCAATACAACATACACTTTAGGGCTAGAACATCAAAATTTACAAAACACAAGAGGCACTTCTATAAAATGCTTTGACGATTTAACTCAAACAGGAATAAACATTAACAGCGTTAATATAAATACACACTATTTATTTGCTATGATTAATTCTAATGATAGTGCTAAACATCACTTTGTTAGAGTTAAAGAAATATTAAACGATGATGTAAATGGAGACTCTTTTGAGTTTGAGCCAAAACTAGGGGATGAAGTAGGTAAGGGAGTTAAATTCAAATTATACTCTACTCCTATTCCTACTGATAAAACTATAGTGGCTGTTGGCCTTGGAATAAAAAATAACATAGGTCATAATGCGGGTCTATCAAGACCACTGTTTTATTTCTTTGATGAAAACACAGATAAGAAAAATCAACTTGACCACAACAAAAAGTATAATATTTTATATTCGGAATTAGATTTCTTTTCGGCAGGAACAGATACTCTAACAACAACTAGTTTCTTTACTACTATGCAGGACTTTGGTTTTGAGGTTATTGATTATAGTAGGTTCTCCTTAAGGACTAGGTTAGTAGATAGGCTAAGGGAACTAGATAGTCCTGTCGTTATGAATACAGTTAATAGCAATGAAGGTGGTGTTCCTTTACCCGATTATACACCATTCGATAGAGATAGTTGTTTCTGCCATGCTAGAAGAGATGACGACGATGAAGTAACAGGCCTAGCAAGTCAAAACTATACTGGCCCTATTAGATATTTGTCTTATGGTCTTTCTAAAGACAAAGCAAATTTAAGTTACAATGTAATTGACCAACAATTGTATGAATCTATTGGCGCAAAGGGTAGTTTAGCAGAAGTAAAAATAGCAGACCCTTACAGAATAGTGACTACTAAAATGAAAGATAACGAGCCTCTTAGAATTAGACAACAACTGTTTACAGGTGACTTTAATGAATTTAAATCATTTGGAGCAACCATTTTTTCATTCGTTGGAGGTTCTGTATATAACATAACAACAAGCCACGACTTAAACAGTTATTTGAATGAAGGGGATGAAGTTAAAGTTGGTAATAGAATAATGGTAGTTTCGGGATTAGGTGCTTTTAGTAATGCCGCACAAACTATTTCATTTACAACTTACCATAGATTAGAAACCGAATCTGAATTTACCGTAGGTAGTTTACCAACATTAGCAAATGAAAGTTTATTAGAAAGAAGGGCTTATAACAAAAAGGATAAAACTTTACTAACAGATTTTCCATTAATAGATAATAGGCAAGCAGACTTATATGTAAAATTCTTATCAAAAGAATTCTCATTTTTATATGCTAAAGTTACTTCTATTGATGCCGTCAAAAAATTAATTACTCTAAGTTTTTCAAATAAGGCATATTATGATTCGGATGGTAACACTAGCAACGAACATGAATATCATGCTCAAGGAAACATGCTAGATTACATGAATGGTCAATATGCTATTCTAGTAGAAAAAATAGACGGAACTGTTGAAAGAATAGATAACTACAAAGAAAATGGATTAACACAAGTTAAGTTAGCAGGTAGAAGTAAAATAAGGCAACTAATATCTCCTATTATAAACAAGAATACTTTATTTTCTCAAGATGTAATTTATTCAACTCAAAGTCCGTATAATAAATTATCTAGCGTTGGAGTAAACTTTACTTGTGAATTTGATAGTAAAACATTAACTGCTTCGGGTAGTATAACTTTGACAGCAGGAGACAAGGTTCATTTGAAACATGCTTCGGGTATGATGGGATATATAGGAGAAATAGCAACAACAGCGACGGGAACTAGTTTTACATTAGTGGATAAAGCAAGGGCGCAGGGAACTACACTTGTAGGATTCAAAGAATCTAATAAAGGATTTATGTTAAATAAAGCATTAGCAACTAATACTCTAGTAGATTCTACTACTAGTCTAAGCGGTGCTTCGGATAAAGGACTGTTCTTTGATTCGGGAGTAAAAATAACTTCTTCCGGTGACGAAGGAGACATTTTAATCAGCAGTAGCGCAAGCGACAATGAAGGAGCAGTAGGGTATTTCTTAAGTGACATTGCTAACATGAAAAGCGATTCTCACTTCCAAACTATACTAGAAGATGAAAATGGAAATAGCGAAACCTTTGATACTGTAAACACTCTTATTGATTTTGAGATAGTAAATACTAGGTCTGCCGGTGAGAATAAAGGAACTATTGTAACCATTGCTCCATATAATCCACTAACATTGGGTAGGGTTGATATTAACCACGCTAACACCCAAGATACTGATTTTACTTTAGTTGGTAAACTAACACATAATATGAGTCTTGCTAGAAGATTTATAGAAGTTGATTCGGATTCTGCCCTGTCTTCTGTTAATAATATTAGAGGAGAAAGAAACTTACATCTAAAACCTTTATTTGTAAACGGTAAGTTTTTGGCAAATATATTACAAGTTGAAAAGGATATAAACATTACATTGAATGCTACAACATTAGGCGTTGATGCGACATTAACGGTAGATACCAGTAAACTATCAGTAGGAATGGTAATAGATGATACTACACATTCTAACATCCCTTCATCCACTACTATAACCTCCGTAGGTAGTATTAGTATTGAAATGAGCAATAATGCTACAGGTGCTAGTGCAAACCCTACTGAATTTTCATTGGCTAGCAATCAATGTAGAATAATGCTAGACCGAGAGGTTGGTGTTCATACTTTCGTAAGAGCATCAATAGTTGCAGGTTCTCCTGTAATAAAAAATGTAGATACTGAAAAGTTATTTATTGGCATGCAAGTGATAGGCACAGGTTTAGCAGTTGGAACTACTTATTTGATTGAAAGCATGAACAAAGAAGAAAGAACGGTTACTTTAGATAACAATGCAGAAACTACTGTTAATGTAACAACAGCCTTTACTGCTTTCTTTGTCAGTGGGATGTCAATAGATAGATTAGAAGGACATCACAATCAAGACAATGTAAGGGAAACTACGAAGTTCACACACGAATTAAATTTATTGAATGGGGGTCACTTACACGGAGGAAAAAACATTGCATTGTTACATCCGCAAGTTAATCAAACTAATGTAAATAACATAACAAGCATATTAGATTTCAAGTTAGAAGCAGAACATCCTATGTTGTTTAATAGCGGAAATAGGGTTCACAGTTTAATAACAAGTGCTAGAGTTGATAGGTTAGGGAGTTATCAATCTCAATTTGGTTCTTCTAACTATAGGTTGCTTAATTTAGAAAAGGGCAACTACAACAAGAGTAAGCATTTAATATTTGACTCGGATGACACTAGAATGTATGAAAACGAAACTAGCAAAATAAAATATTATGCTAGTGCGTATAGATATAACGCAGGACAATATGTTGATGGCATTCGCCAAAACAATATAATAGGAACAGATATAAGTCAAAGGAATTACATTGGTGAAGGTAATATAAGAACTGTCAGTGGTAATTCTGTAGTTAGGATAGATGTCGAAAAATATATGGGGGGAAGCGTAAACTCCTTTTTCCATAATGTATTTAGGGTTGGTCAAAAAGTAGTTAGTCCTGATATTCCTAGTGACACTTTCGTTGGTGCAATTGTAGGATTTGGTGAAGCGGGTGACTTGCTATTACAAATGAGACTTGTAGATTTGGATGGTAACGCTGTAAATGCAACATCCACTACTAATACTTCAGTAGCGACATTCTTCAAGTTTGACAACAAAAGAATATTAGAATCAAGGGGATTTTTACCTAGTATCGGCGATAGATTCTTCGAGCCAACAACACTAGAACAATGCACTGGCAATCCACATGGTTTAGAATTTTTTAGAAGGGGAGGGAAACCTCTTACCTTTTTCACGCCCTTTGTTCACGATAAACTAACATTATACGAAAAGGCAGACTATCCTAACTTAAGAGGTTCCGCTAATAATAAAACTAGACACATAAATTCTCATCAGTATAGAGATAAATTTGAACAAATAGACCCTAAAGTTACTAGAATGTTTTTATTCAGTAATAGTGATTTATTACCTTATTCTTCTACAAGAAAAGATAGTTTGTTAAACATAAATAAAACTAGAGATATAACAAAGTATTCATTATTAACATTAGAAGAATTAAGCCTTAGCGCACGCTCAGATTTGAAAGAAGCCTCTAGGGGAATAACAAATACAATAACTGCCGTTGATGACTCTTACAGACATCATAATATTCTTTCTGCCTTTGATGGAAAACAAATAAATAAACTAAGAAAATTCAGCGTTATGAGATTAACCGAATTAGTTGTGGATGTATTCTATAATCAATTTGACCCCGAAAACATACCGGAAAATACTAACAACATAGGGACTATAACCAACTATCCTAGACACTACATTTTAGGCATTAGTGATGGAAACCCCTCATATAACCCTATTGGTATAGGTTCTATTAGTGGTAAAGTCATCAATACTGTTGATGATACAGGTAGTGCGGCAACTGCCGATATACAAGCCGAACAAATCTTAGTAGATAGGGCAGGTAGATTTATTGGTGTGGTGGCTAGTGTAGGAACTAACACCATAACATTAGTAGACAAACCAAATAGAACAGTTTTAGACAGTTCTAACAATGCAGGTTTCAATAAACCTACAGTTAATCAGCAGAATGGAAGTTCACCTAATATTAATTACATGCGGCTATTTTACATAAGCAATTCATACACAATGCCGGCTGTAGTAGAGACTGTCTCCTGCAATACAGTAAATGGAAGCCAAACTGTAACTGTGGTTAATGCAAGTGACATGGATAAGATATTTGTTGGTATGACAGTTACGGGAAGCGGGATAGGTAGTTTAAGTCAATATGTAGATTCTATCAACTTCTCTAACAACACCTTTACACTACGCTTGGATGCTACATCAACGGGAACCACAACCTTAACTTTTACAAATAAAGGTGGAACTGCAACTATTTCGGGCTATAACACCGACAATGATTTTATTCAAGGTAATGGTAATATTAACCCAATGCAATATGTTACTATGCGAGGATTAGCGAGTGATGGAACAGGCTACCCTAGCAATTATGTTTCTACAACTGCGAATAGAGGAAATAACGATAGTGGCTACGGTGGAAACAGTGCTAGTTTTTGTGACACTACTTTTTCGGATATTTTTGGCGTAAATGCTATGGGAGGAGAAGTAGCAGGGAATGGACAAGATAATAGTATTGTTTTACCAATTGTTTTATCTAGCCAAAATTCGTCTTTTTACTCTTGGATAGCAAACCAAACAAGAGATACTAATAATAGTAATTTCTATATTGAATCTCGATATGGTAACACTTTCCCACAAATGATGGAGATAGCAGTTACACCGGATTTAAGACAAGGTACACAAAACTTTCATGGAGCATCGTCACACAGTGCGCTTAATGGCACAGACGAAAATAACAAAAACGCAACAAGAAATTATCAAGGCTCGATTCCTATATTTTTAGATAGATGGGGAATAACAGGCGGTAGTGGTGCTAGGGTAGATACTGGTATGGCCGCTACTAAGGTGGGAAGTTTTAGAAGCATAGACATAGAGGGAACCAATAGACAAGAAGTGAGATTTGGAATTAGCACAGCAACTACTACTAAAACCACAACAGGAACTATTTCTCAATCAGCGATAGGTTTCGCTACTAAAGTGATAGGAACCGACCTCTTTAATGCAAACACAAATAGAACCTATCAAGATGATGCCGATGGAGTGTTTGGTGGTTTTAAGCCAACTTTAAGAATTGATGTGGGCTATACTGCATCTTGTGTTTTTAATACGGCAACTAATACAGGTGCTAGATTTGAAGACACAAATGATGAATTAGCGGCAGATGAAGAATATATTACCTTTGCAAATAGGTCAATATATCTTTATGTAGATAGTGAGAAAGTTCCATTTTTTACTAGAACACAAGAAAGAACTGCCGGTGTTAGCCCTCCACTAATTCATATGTCCAACAACGCTACAAGTGCGGGAACAGATGTAGATGTTATATTTAGCAGAAATAGAGTAGGAACTAAAAAAGCAACTAATGGCACAGATGTTACTGTTCTAGCATTTACTGATTTTAATATAACCTCACAAAAAGACAGTTTCGCAAATGGAGATGGAGAAGTTAGAACAGATAATCCTTTATTCTTAAGCCATGTAGATTTGACTGGTTGTTATTTAGTTTCCGAAGGAGTGAAAATAGACGATACTGACGATGATGGAAACCCAATAGTTAGAGACTTAGGCGTTAATATCGGTAGTAATGTTGCGGAAGATGGCTCAAGAACTATGAATGGTTTTAGCAATAATAGAGCCTCAATGGATTTAGGAACGCCCAACCATATATTATATGTTATATCACACGAAGTAGACACAACTAGAAAAGACAGAACTCATATTTTGACGGTTAGTGGAAATTTCCCTTCGCCTGTAGCGGCTTCTGTAACCACAGGTAGGCTTAAGACTTTTAGAATAATGCAACCTAACCATACTTGCTTTCATAATTTTAGCCCAAAGAAAATTAGATTGAATCAGTTGTCTTCAAGTTACACTAAGAAACCTAAAGAAAATACTACTTACACTACAATAAACAACTTCGTATTTGCAGATAGATTGGGTAGTAGAAGCGACGAAGGGAACAATGAGGCAGTTCTTTCGATGTATGTTGTTGTAGATACTGACGGACAAACAGATGAAAGCGATATTGTTATTAGAAACCCTGCAAGTATGAGAAATAATATAATGACAGAAGGTAAATTAAAAATGAATTTTAGTGATGGGGATAACAATAATTTTACTACCGTTGAATTTAGTGATGCAGGAAATGATATAGGCTTTGAAATGACTCTTGAACAACAAAAAGAACTCTTAGGTGTAGTTTCTGTCTCCGAGACTATGGATGTTTTAGTTGGAACTAATAATAGTATAGATGCTAAGAGGGCTATGATAGGTTCTAGTGTCACAATTGCATCCGATAGTGATAGTCTAATTAATGAATTATTAGAAGAAAATAATGTAGACTTTACACAAACAACTACTAGTTATCCATTTATTGTGGCTCCTAATTTTAGGGGTGTAGATTTATTTTCAGCAATAAAATTCTTAATGACTAAAAAGGATAAAACATTAATAGAAGAGGGAGGTTCTTTTAAGATAAAGGATAAAATTGAACAAGATTTATCTTCAAGAGTTTTCTTTAACACTTTAGATAATAAAACAGAAATATTCTCTTACAGTAGAGAAAAGAGTGAATTTGATTTATTTAATGAAATAGAAGTATTTGGTAAGTTCCACAAAGGAGTTAGAAAGGAACTTAGAAGTATCAAGAAGAGAGGTAAGAAGACTCTACAAATATTTGAGAATGCACTCACTACTCAAGTAGATGTAGACAAAAGGGCATTACAGTTGTTAAAATTGCACAATGATGAAAGTTTCGGCCTTCAATTAAATGTTGGATATAAGGGAATATCTCAACTAAGAGTTGGTGATTTGGTTACTGTTGAAATACCACAAGAGGGTATTAGGAGAGGCGAGTTTATTGTATTAGAAATACAACATAATCTAACAGGAACTATGGACTTAGAACTAGGTAGTTACACCAAAGGACTAGAAGATAGATTTGCAGAATTAGCAGTAGCGAATAATGCTATAAATAATAAAATTAGAGAAAATGAATTTGATGATGTTGCACAGAAGTTCGATATAGCGAAGACGGCTAAGATAAAGCCGATAAAATTCTTAGTGAGAAAATCTACAGTTCCGGCTGGTTCTTTTGCACTTAATACTAGCACACAAACACTAAATACGAACACCGCCGCATTAAACATAGGAGTAACAACTACTACTACATTAGTGGAGGAAGAGTTTTGATAACTGAAAAATTACAGAATTTGATTGCAGGTCACATTGCGAGCAGTTTAATTGATAGTGCTAAAGTTGGTTTAGGGGGCAATACTACATTCCCAACACAAGGGGATTTAGATGTTCCTTTGACTAGTGTTAGCGTAACAAGTACGGCGACTAATGATGCCAACTCAAATGTTGTTCAAATAAAGGCTACAGTAAACTGTAATCAAGCAGGGATGACAGGTCAAGTTCTTAGAGAGGTTGGATTTTATGATTCTACTGATTTAGTCATTAGACAAAATTTTGATGGAATCGGGCCATTTTCTTCAAATGACACTTTAGAATTTTTTATATTATTAGAGGTAGAGTAATATGCCGACAGAAGCAAACCCACATCATTATTCTAATCACACTAAAGACGATACTGCTATTTCTCAAATAGAGGATGCCGTAGATTTTCCGCATACTGGATTGATAAAAGCATTAAGTTTGGGCATAAGAGGAAACTTTGCGATAAAAGACTCAATAACAGGTTTCGACATAACCCAAAGTTCTTCATCTAGTAGTGCTGTTGTGGTAGAGGCAGGTAAAATATTTAGGGATGGTCTTTTAACACCCTCTACTGCACAAACTACCTTTGCTCAAAGTGACTTTAATAATACTGCAAACGCACACCATTTGTTAGTTGTTGATTTTACCAACACTGTAAGAATCCGTAAGTTTGGAGATGGCGGTATTTATGGTAGTGCCTCTAATGTAGTGAATAAAATACCTCCTTATACAGAAAGAGATACTATTATAGCGATAATTAGTTTTACTACTGATGGATTTAATGATATGAAAGTCCAATATTTAACAACAGGAAAAATAGCGAATAGTCTTAGTATCGGCTACGCTACAGGTTCGTCACCTAACCAAGTCTATGACCAAACAATGTCTATTACCGGAGGTAGTGGGAAGACAACGCTCTTATCCGAAGAAAATCAAGTGGTGCTAAAACTTAATGGCACTGGTTCTTCTAACGCTTTTCAAGTTACAGATAGCGCAGACCAACTACAATTTGCTGTAAAGGGAGACGGAACATTAGAAACAGACCTTACTGCTAGTAGAGCATTGACTACAGATGCTAGTAAAAATATTACAGCGAGTTCGGTGACTTCTACTGAATTAGCATTGTTAAGTGGTGCGGCTTTTGGTATCGGTACTAATAATATATTGAGGGCTAATGCTAACTTAGCGGATAATGATTTCTTAAGAGTAGATGGAACACAAATAGAAGGTAGAACTGCGGCTCAAACATTATCAGATATTGGGGCTATTGATGCGGCGGGTGCTATTAGTGCTGTTGAAGGAGAAGCGACTCTTGCTTTAGCGGGTAGTGTTACTGTTGCGGCGGGTCAAACCTTTACAACTCCTAGATTACCAACTGTTTCTGTAAGTGCTAGCACTACTTTATCAGAAGCAACTCACGCAGGAAGATATTTAATTTGTGCGGGAAATGTAACTTTACCTCCTACTTCTGCCGCAGGAGTACATTTTACTATTTTAAATACAACAGGTGGTAATATTACTGTTGGAAGAAATGGTAATAATATTAATAATGCGGCTTCCGATATTACAGTTGCTACTTATAATGGTGTTACTTGTATATGTATAGACGCTAGTAACAACTGGATAGCATTAGGTGTGTGATTATTATTTATCTTGCTGTTGCGGGGGCTTGTGCTGAAGATAAGGCTAATGCCGGTGGTGGTGGCGGAGGAGGTTCTCCACCTACAGGATTAACCCCACCTAATCAAGTATATACTGCTATTTCTAATGGAGGGGTAGTTGGATTTACAGTTCATACAATAGGAATGAATTTTAATGAACTGTTCCAAAACAATATAGCCCCACAAATAATAACGCCCTTTAACGGTAATCAAACTACTAATGCAAGTATGGCTCTTACTGATATAACAAACCCTTTAATTAATAATGGACAATTTAGTATAAAACTAACACACACTATGCCCGCTTCTGCTTTTAATAGTTTAATTGGAACAGGCTTTACAGGTTCGGGTGGTTCAGCAACACATATTGACGAAACTTTCTTTTTATTCGGGTGGTATTTAGAATCTCCTAACGGAACGGCTCAAATTTTTTCGGGAGAGATAAGCATACAGGGAGCATCTGCAAACTTTACAGGTATGGGTTTAGTCGCTAAAACTAGCCGTTCCGAAGTCGGGCAAACTTATCCTCTTATAGATTCAACAAGTTTTACTAATGCGGCGGAAAGGTTTGACTTTGCATCAGGGCCGCCTACTAATGACTCTCATCTTGGCTCTAATGGTATTGTAACTGCCGGAAATAATCCTGTCTTTGTTTCCGGTGATACTCATTGTATTGTTTCATTAAGAAACTTTGCAGGTAGAAGTGGGGGAAACCCTACTGCTACTGCCGGACAAAATATGAATATTGTATTTAGAATAATTGGTAATATTAGCGGTGTT